ATATTTTGCTAGCTTTTCATCTTCAATAGTTCTTTCAACATTGCCATTGATAATAATTTTCATCGAAAAGACCTCCTATTATGCAGCATCTTTAATATTTAAATAAATTAATGGTAATGTATTGTCTTTTGTCCAAACATCATGGAAACGTCTATAATCCATTGCCCATGCATCAGCTTTTTGGTTTGTATTAGGATCAAAAATACGCATTTTGTCTTGTTTAGAAACTGCAATTGCACCTGGTTTAGGAATAATCATAAAGTTGATATCTTTTGCAGTTGCACCTTTTGCATATCCACCTACTTCTTGACCAGCTGTTTTTCCATCATTCATTTTAATAGAAGTATACATACGATTTTGAGGTGTTTCAATAATTGCACATTTATCAATTGCTGGAACTGTTAAATCAATTCCACCGATTG